TGGCTACAGATATTTGGTGTTCTTTAGTATAATAGGCTTCATCAGTATTGCTACCAGATGGAACCTTACGAGATCCACCGCCGCCGATTACTGTTCTAAGTGCTAACTCTATGTTTATTTTACGTGGTTGATTTCTATCATCTGTCCAGAACAAAAGTTGTTCTATTAAATTAACTCCGATGATACGATTTGTTTTAGAGAAGTTTAAGAAGTTACCGGATACCAATAGATTATATGCATCGTTAGCTGCATCATAAACATATATATAATGTTCTGATGAAGGCGGTGCATCTGTAGGTGAGTCTGGATTTGGATCCGTGTAATTAGTAACAAACGTATATATCTTATCGTTAGAAGAATCTTCTAAAGAACCAATGATTTCATATCCGTCACCTAAGTTTGTTTGTCCTAGAAGTACATTACCTAATATGTTTTCTAAAGATCCAACATTATCAGATTCGGACTTACCTACACTTACGTTTAACGCATCTCTATATTCACCGTTAGGTATAATCCTGTCATCTAAGTCTTTATTCATCTTAGCTTTAAGGAAAGTATTCTTTATTTCTTGAGCCATTATTTAATCCATTTAGATTTACCTCTCATTACTTGTACTATCTCCGATAACTTTATGTTTGATAGTCTTATCTTAGCATTACGCATTTTAGCGTATCTTTCTTTCTTAAGCCTTTGTACGATGTATTCAGGCTGATTTATTCGTGTAGATATTATAGCGTGAATTATATGTGCATACAATGCATCCTCAGCCATTTTAGGTATCCTCATATCGTTGCTATACGCAAGCCCATCACTAATATACTCTAATAATATTAAACGACCAGACATATCAGAAGAGAAAGATATTACTCCATCTCGTTCGTTCATGTTGAACCAACCGTTGTTTTGCATCAATTCCGGCGAACCTCCATATCTTTGTCCAGAACCTGGATTTATTGTTAAGTAATCTTGATAAGCAGCAAACTCGCCTTTTGATATGTTACCGTTAAGTAAATTCATATTAGCAGTTGCCCATCTTTCGTTTGTAATTGAAGATCCTTCTAATTGATCACCAAAGTTATCTGTTGTGATTTGTCCTTTACCATCTTGTAATGGAACAGCTCCAGGTGAAGTATGCAGATTGTTAGCAGGTTTCATTGGGTGTTTTGCACCTTGAGCATCTATATAAGATATCATAGTGTAATTAACATAATCCTGTGGAAACGCTACAGATAAGCTAGAAGGTATTGTTAGCTCTTGTGATTTAATACTCTTTAATGTATCATAGCTAAACTCTTGTAAACCTCTTTTAGCGTGGAATATAACATCCGTACGCTTAACGTCAGCAATTAACTTCTGCTCGCCTACATATATAGCCATGAATCCATTTATAACATCGTCAAGAGAAGTATAAGCGTAACCGCCTAAGTTTTCTTGTACTGTATCTCCGTATGCATCATCCTCGTCATACTTTCCACCGTCTAAGGCTTTAAGCTGTACTACTACATAATGCCCAGTCGTAGGTTCACCGCCGCTAAATACAAGCGTGTTACCGTTTGTTACAGTGAATGCAGATTGCCATTCGTTGTAAGATCCAGGTAAACCTGTACTACTAGTATATAATTTAAAGTTATTTAAGTTATACTCAGCTGCATTCTCATTCCAAGATCCTAATATTAGATCGGTATTAAATGTAGTGACTATACCTACAGCTGGATCATAAAAGAATCGCTGTGCTCCAGAATAGTATTGTTCGTTAGTTTCGACTATTAAGCCGCCATTAGGTATAGACATATCTTATAAAGTTTCTTTGATTGTGTCCGCTTGCACTTGTTGTGAAGCTACTTGAATTATTGATGGGTCTCTTACTACAACTCCAGCGTATAATAGTATTCTAGTTACGATGTTAGTTTGTTCGCTTTTAGCTAGCTCGAAGTTGATTGAGCCTGAAGCGTTGTATTGATAGAAAGATTGACCACTTGGTATTGTGAAGTTCCATCGAACATCCATAGGTTTTCTTAAATAGCTTACAGACAATTCCGATGTAATAGTTGGTGGTAACACCTGTATTAAGTTATCCTCGTATAAAAATACTGGATAGTTTGTTGACGGTGCTACTAATGGGTTTGATTTTAGATACATTAGCTCATTACGTTGAACTAGCTGTACTTCTTTAGAATCTTTGTGTATAACAGAACCTAACATATAAAAGTCTTCTGGTGTAGCTACAATAGATATTGCCACTCCATTAGATGGTGCGGTATTAAATGTTATTGTATTACCAGAGATTACGTAGTCAGATGTGGAAGCTAAAGAACCGCTAAGGAATACTTCTACATTACTTTCGTTTAATTGTTCTACTGTTATTGATGTGAATACGAACGAAGAGATTGTTCCTGTTCCTGTGAAGGTTTGAGAATATGTAGCTGCTCCTGATCTAGACGGTAAAGTAAATTTACCTGAAGCGCTGTTGTACTGGCAAGTACCATACTCTTTAAATACAGATATATCGTGATTAGTATTTTTAATTTGATCACCATATTCGGTTACATTATCAGGCCTTCTTACTTGTTGTCCCAATGTATTAAAATATTCCTCGAATATTTGTAACTGAACTTGTGTAGCTACTTTATTAAATTCATCAGGCGTCAACATACCTCGTTGTTCCTTATTTAATATAAGTAATACTGTTCTATAAACTGTATTTACATTTATTGCCATTATATTGTTTTTTATATTATATTAACCGGACACATTTACGCATCCGGTTAATACTTAATCTACTCTAATATATTATTACATAGTTTTTTGAAAAACTACTAAATAAACTTCTTTTCTATAGATCTAAATACTTCCATTCCTTCATCGGTCTTGAAGTATGCAGCCATAGCTGAATAAGGACTTTCGTCGAAAGGTACATTCATAAGCTTTCTTCCTGTCGATGTCCATGTAAATGTTCTTTGATCTTGTGATAAAGAAATGATGTTTGCTTCTGTAGCTTTAATTGCAACGTTACGTAATTGAACGTTATCATCTTCTGCTAAGTCAATAAACAATCCTGGATTTTTTCTAGCGAATAATCTAATGTCACGCTTGATTTCTTTGGATGTTAAATCATTTACTCTACTTCCAATCTCAACTCTTAATATTGCTTCTGCATCGTCGATATCCATATCACGTGCAATAACAGCTGCATCAACCTGTAAGTCTAATAATTCTAAATCATCCTCAGCTTCTTCAACTGAATCAAACTCATCATATATTCTACCTTTTAATGGGTGATATAAAGAAAGTAACTTTTGTAGGTTTTGTTTTGCCATAGGCACTACTAAAGATCCGTTTCTAAATACAATGTGTCCCATAGTCGCTTCTCCTTCTTGTTCTTGTTTGAATGGAGACGAGTGGTTGGTTGCGTATCTAATTTCTTTTTGAACTCCAGCTTCTTTGTCAAAGTAAAGTAATGCATGCTTTGGTGTATGCTTACCTGGAATTGTATGTGTTATAGGAGAACTATCTCCTCTTAAGTAGTATACTCTGTCTTTAATTTCCCATTCAGGTTTAACAGGTACTACTGGTGCAGGTTTTGCTACTGCTTTTACTTCTTGTACTTCTACTTGTGGTGCAACTACTTTTTTAGCTGCTGGTTTTTTATTTGCCATAATATAATATAATTTAATATTTAATAAGAGTAATAAATACCCCCGCCGTTATGACGAGGGTAGTTATCAAATTGTAATTATGCTCCTTTGAACAATACGAAGTTATTAGCTCCTTGAGTAATTAAACATCTTTCAGATAAGAAGTTAATTTCCATTGCATCAAGAGTTGAAGACTGTGCTCCACCTACTGATCCAGTTACCCATTGCTTCATTTTTCTGTCATCAGTTTGAGAAGCTCTGTATCGTACGTGCAAGAATGGACGTCTGATATTTGTTCCTAAAGTCTGATCGTAAACAGTTGAAGTTCCAGCTGGTACCATAACACCTTCGATAGAAGATACTCCGTTGATTGCTCCACGAGTAGATGCATCGTTTAAGTATTTCCAGTCAGTCTTATAGAAATCGTAAGATCCTCTACGGAATCCAGTGAATCCTAAGTTAAGAGCCATGTCAGAAGAGTTTTCGAATAAACCGTAAGCAACACCTCCGTTTGCTCCAGCAGATAAACCTGCAAGCATATCGTCAAAATCTAATGAAGTTTGTCTGTTGTTGAATAACATGTTTTCTTCAATAGCTCCTTGAGTATCAAGGTTCTTAAGAATGTTATCAAATTCAGCTAAACCGTTAGCAGCAGTAAATCCAGTTTCGATGTTACCTCTTTCGTTGATAGCAGCGAATAAACCTTGAGTACCAGGCTGTTGGAATTTAGAAGCAACAACTTCATTAAGTTCTCCTTCTACCATTGCCATTTCTAAGTAATCGTCAAAACGTAATTTAGTTTCTGAAGCAGCTTTCAAATACCATAAGTATCCGTCAGTTCCATCTTCAGTTGCTACATTTACCCATCCGATTTGTGCAGTATCAGATCCAGATACAACGAACTGATCTCTAATAATGATTGGAGAGTTAACGTACTGAGTCATTACTGGGTTAATAGAATTACGTGCAGCTGAGTTTCCAGGTCCACCAGCTTCTAAGCTAGTTCCTTTAGAATAATCAGAACCGTAAACAAACACTTTCAATCCGTTAGCAGCAAATCCTTGAGTTGCTAAAGATACGTCAGAAAGAGGTTGTACAGTAATACTTCCAGCAGCTCCTAATGTAGAAGCAGTAACGATAGCTTTTGCTTCTAATCCAGCAGGATCAAGAACAACAACAGTATCATTTACTGAAATTACGTTAGATACTCCAGCTACCGCGTTAGGGTTGATATCAATTACAGATAATGTTCCAGCTCCGTCTACCTGGTCAACATCACTGTAAGAAATATGTAAACGATTTTGTTCAGACCAGATAACTTGATCAGAAGACATTGGCATTTCAGCGCCAACCATCTTTAAGAATCCGTTTAAAGTTCTGTTTCCGTAACGTTCAACTTCTGCTTCGTATACTTCTGGTAAGTACTGCTGAGCAAAATCAGCAAAGTTATCAGGAATTCCGTTGGCTCCGCCATTGTTGTTCCATTGTAAATAGTTAGTCGCAAGTGCTTGCGTAGTTTGTGTTGGGATCAAAGACCCAAATTGTGGTGCTAATGCCATTTTAAATTATTTTAGAATTTTTTAATTTTAAGTTTTGAAGACGAACCGTCACTTACTCCCTTTATTTTCCATTTGCCCATCATCACATCTCCCTGTGGAGCAGCTTTGCGAGCATCAGTTGATACATTGTTAGATTTGTTGGTTAACTCACGAATCGCATCCGCCTTGCCCTGCTCATAGAAATGATTGGCCATTTTGTCTGGATTATTTGCTACATACAACGCTTTGTGATAACCTTTTGTATCTTCAACAGTGCCAGAATTTCCTGTAAACTTACTAATGAAATTCCCTATGTCTTGTTGTTGTTCGGATACCTTGTCTACATTTGGTACGCTCATTCTAAAAGTTTTATCTCCTACATTATAATCGAAACCTTCGAATTCCTGTGAAAATAACTTTTTAGTGTTTGCTTTAAATGTTTCTTGGTTTTGGGAGACTTCTGCCTCGTTCTTCTTGAATCTATCGAAAAAATCCATAGCTTCTTTCTGAGCAGGATTAACATCTGATGATCTCAACTTGATTTCATCATAGTATTTGTCCTTTGTTTCAGTTAAAAACTTACGGGCTTTTGCAACTTCTTCTTTGTACGCAATTTTCTTCTTGCGTATATCGGTACCATCGTCTGTCTCTTCGTCGAATGAAAAGCTATCTTCGATAACAAAGTCAATCTCTTCCGAGCTAAGATGTGGTTTTGTGCTTTTGTAATACTCTTTAACAAGTACGTTCTTATCAACGTCATCGTAATTAGTATTAAGTCTTACGTAATCCTGAATGTCACCTCCTGTATCATTCATAAAGCTAACTAGCTTTTCTAAATTTTCAGGTAAGTTAGACTGTGGAGCAACTGCTTGAGGTGCTTCTTCAACAACCTCTTCAACTACTGGTGTTTCCTCTTTGGCAACTTCAGTCATTGTTATTGCTTCTTCCTTTTCTTCAACCGCTTCATTTTCAACAACTTCTTGGTTGTCACTGATAACTACTCTAGGTATTTCCTGTGTAGTATTAATTAGTGGTTCCATACGTGCGGCTCTCTGTTGAGCTTCAGTTTGTATAGGTTCAGGTTTCTTTTTTGCGGGCATTTTAAATGTCCCTTCTTGTTTAACGTTTTCCATAAAATAATATATAATTGTTTGATAATTTTAATTTGGATCGAAAGAGCTTAAGTCAAAGCTGCCCATAACATCATTACCCTTCGACTCAAAGTTCTTAGGCTTTCCTTCGTTTTGCCTTTGATCTATTAACTCGCTTTGCTGAGTCGCTTGTATTTTTGTTCTATCGTCTTTTCGATCTTCAGCTGTAGTCTGCTTTCCTTTTTCAGCTTCCATTTTACCGCTAGCTAATTGCATGTTGTACTCAAATTCTTTAGCCATTAGTACTTGCTTCATTTCAGCTTCCATTTGCATTTGCTTAATAGCAAAGTTTGATTTAGCTTCTTCTATTGCAATTTTTTCAGCCGTAAGAGCTTGTTGCTTTTGAACTTCCTGCATTGCAATCTTTTCATTAGCTTCTGCATTTGCTTGTGCTTGTGCCTGCATATTCTGTTGCTGCATAGCTTGCATCTTCTCTTCCTTCTTCTTTCTCTTTAACTTTAACATTTCGTTAGCTAAAGTTATGTTCTTTACATTTCTAATATCAATAGCATCGGCTAAATCTATTTCTTTCGTTTGTAAAGCCATTGAAATGTTAGCTGTTAGTTCAGCTTTTTCCTCTTCATCTGGTTCGAGCTCTAGATATATACCAAAGTCGTGCAAATTAAGAGTAGACATTTCTTTTAATGTTTCTATGTTATATATGCTTATAGAATTTTTTAATGAATTCTCAGTCAAGGGATTGTTTAAAACATCGGTAAGTTTCAAAGAAACTATTTCAGCTGTTCTAAGTGTTATAAATAACGATGCTTTTGTTATGTGATTAGTTGCAGTATTAGACGTGTTAGCAGCCATCTTCTGTAAACCAACTAAAGCATTTGCATCTGGCATACTGCCGTCACGTGCTTCGTTTAATCCCGTTACATCTCTAATCATTTGCATATTGTAATTGTATGCTGCAATAAGAGACTGTATCTTACCTGATCCACTACCTGTTTGTAATTCTTGAATAGGAATCTTACCTCTATTCATGTCACCTTCTTGCGTAAGTGATCTACCTACTACAGAACCAGTTTGGAAGTACATATTAAGTGCTTCTGCAGGATTGTA